TAATCCAAGATACAGAGAAAAGGTTGCGTTTAATAAACGTAATAATCTTGATTATAAAGGAAGACCTAAAAAGTAATATGGTAGGTAGACCAATGCGTAAGGTTTTCTGTCAAGGCTTTACGAGAGCTGGTAGACGTATTGGAAAACTAATACCATGTAGAATGAAAGGTTATGAACTTGCAAATGGTACATATTATTGTAAGTATCATGGCTATCAGAATGTTAAAGGCTTTAGAAAGAAAAACTATACACATGAAACGAGGATCAAACAATTAAGTAAGCTACAACAATTTAGGAACTATACAGATGACCAACTCAAAAAATACTATTACAACAAAGTCAAAGTCAGAATTGATAACAGTTCAGCTTGATGAAATTTTATCATTTCTTAAAAAAAAATCCGGAACTGAATGAGAGAATAACAGAGGCTAGAAAGAATGGTGTTCAAACTTTAATTGATAAACTCTTACAAGTCTTTCAATATCAAGAGATAGAAAATCCTAATCAGATATTATGGATCAGAGAAAAAACTAAATTTATTACCTTCCTTGCTAATAAATTAACAGACTTATATTCAGATAACAAAGTACAAAATGTTAAGACAGATCAATCAATTAAAATTTCATGGGAAGATAACCAAACAGATATGATTGATGTATCAGAGGATATAGTTGATATACCCCCTGATAATAAAGATTAATTAAAAGATATTTCTGTCATTCCATTACCACGATTTTTAAATTTTAAACCAGAAAATTCTGATCTTAATTTTTTCTTCATGGCTTTTTGAAATCCACTTTCTTTTTCTCTTTTTTTCTTAACAAGTTTCTTTTTTTTCATAGCTTTCCTTTTGTTGTCTTTGTTTATAGTTTCTTATGATTGTCTTTGCCATAACTCCATTGGCACTCATAAGATTTAAGAAAGTTAATCTAGCTAACTCCCTTAAATTTTGTTTTGTTAGTTGTTTATTCATTAATAATTTGGATTAAGATAGGGTATATCTTCCTCAACTAATTCAATAGCTTGTCTTAATCCTTCTGCGTGTTCTTTCCACATTTCTTGTTTTGGTTCTTGATTTACTTGGTCAAGTTTTCGTTCTAGCACTTCATCTAAAACTTTAACTGCTTTCCAGTATCTTCGTTGTTTAAATTTATAAGTTAGCTCTTCTCTCTTCCACTCTAACCATCTTTTAAATCCTAATAATTTAATTGCTTTTATCATTTTATTTTTCCCTTTGTTGTAGTTGTTTATTCATTTATGTACCATTCTGGCGGTATAATATCTGTTGTATAAATGGCTTTAGGATATTTGTCTCTAACTTGTACATCTTCACAAAAGAAACAAGTATAATCATTATGATGATCACAACTTACACAATCTTTATCTGGTTTTACAAAATCTAAATTTATATATTTCATTTTATTTTTCCCTTTTGTTTATTTATTATTCTGGCATAAATTTATCATACATTTTACTTGATAGCTTTGGTTTATTGATTGATTGACAATAACCAACAATCATACCAACATCATAAAACAAATCTTTTTCATCAATTTGTTCATAATCTTGTTTTAAACCCCAATACAAACTTGATACTATTTTTCTTATTTTTTTACTGTCCATTTTATTTTTCCCTTTCATTTGCTTTGTCAATTATATCATCTGGCAAAGGTACTAAATCATAATCGTAATATATGGCTAAACTGTGTTCATTTAGATCAACCTCTTTTTTTATTTTTGCCAAATAATCATTGAAGTTTTTAATTGTTTTATTTAGTTTATTGTAGCTACTATCATCACTCATTTATTGGTCCTCGCTTTCTATTTCTATTGTTTTTAAAGTTTTTTGTTGTCTATAATCAAAAATATCAACAGCAATATATTTATTTTTATTATCATTAACTCTTAAAATTATATCAAAATCAATGTCTGGATATTCAGAAGTCATTTGTATATGTTTATCTTCTAACATTTATTCCTCGCTTTCTATTTGTTTAATTATGCTAATCTTCTTTCTAATATTTCTGTATGATGTTTCCAATCAATTAAAGCTATATAATCAAGATTAGCAAGTTGTTTTAAATCTTGATCTTTCCACGCTTCAAGAATTTTATCTTTGTAATTTTCAACAACTGATTGAGAATATAAACAAGATTTTTTAATTCTTAATAAATCTTTTACTTTCCATTTTTCAGTATTTAATAAACTTTCCGCAATATGTTTTACTGTGAACATTTTTGCACAATCATTTATTGAAGCTTCAAAGTCGCTTGAAGGTCTATTAAATCTGTGTCTTTTTTCATCTTTTTTGTTCATGTTAAATATCTCATCCCTATAAGGTGTCCATGTGATATTGCTTAAAATATGTAATTGACTAAATGCTTCATCAATTACTTTCTTGATTTGTTTTTGTTCTTTGTTCATTTTAGTTTCCTTTCATTTGGTTGATTTTATCTTTTAACATACTAATTATTTCTTTTTTAGAATAGTCCATATATTTATTAGTAAAACTATTCCTGTCATCATCATGTAGACAGCTTGCTATCATCATATTATTAGCCTTTAATTCTAAAAATATGTCATAACCTTTGTATCTTACTGATTTGTATTCTTTTATTGTGTGATAAAACATTTTTTTCCTTTCAGTTAATTAAAGTTAATAAATAAATAAGGCTATAATTAGGCATTAATTTCTTTTAAATCATAGCTATAATTAGGATAGTTTTTTTTAATTACATCAATAGCACTTTCTAACATTGGTGCATTTACCTTTTTTAAAATAGGTTTTTTGTAATTTGATGAATTATAAACATTAAAAACATAAGTATGATATTTTAATGAATAACCTTTTATGTTTATTTTTGTCATTGTTTCCTTTGGTTAGTTGTTTATTTTTTTATTTCTTTTTTAATTTCATTATAAAGATTTAAACCTTTATCAGTTAATAATAATGAATTTTTATTTTTCCAAAATTCTTCAAGTGTATAATCATCTAAATATTGTGAAATTATATCCATTATATTTTCTGTTTTTTTATCTATTGTCATTGTTTCCTTTGGTTGATTTTTTTTAAACATATACAAAAGATATATATCAATTATGTTAAGATTATGGCAAGATATATTATTTATTGTGTGTGATATTATTGCAACATGTGTTGTATATTTACAGTTTATAATGGTTCTAATGTAATGTGTGAGGTGTTAAAAAGTTGGTATCCATATGTAAACAGCAACCGATTTTTTTTACACGTTAAAACAAACGACAGTATTGTTGACCTATCTAGTAAAAATTATTAATTAATCTAATAAGGTTTGATAACTTTTATTTATCACTAATCTAAAAAAGATATATATATAGAATAATACTTCCTTTTTTGTAAAAATTTTACCCCCTATACCCCCAAAAACACCCACATTTTATATTATATATATATACCGGACTAGAGGACACCCTTACAGCCATCCACCCCTTTATACACATACATCTTTTCTGTTTTATTTTTTTTAAAATACACTAGATATAGTATATGGATTACTTTAGTGCAGACGATTTAGATTCAGTTGCTTACATAGAAGAAGGCTCAAACAATGTTATATTAAAGTTTTATGGCTTTCCTAACAAACTAGCAGCCGATTTATTTATCAGCTATGCTATGTTCAATATGGGTTTTGATTACAAACCTATATCTGGTACAAAATCTGACATGATACACTAAATATGGATATTAAAATACCTTACACACCAAGGAAGCATCAAGCCTACTTGCACAAACAAATAGATAAAAACAGATGGAATGTATTAGTTTGTCATAGAAGATTTGGCAAAACAGTATGTATGATCAATCACCTAATTAGGTCAGCACTACTGTCCAAACTAAAGAACCCAAGATTTGCCTACATTGCACCTACCTTTAAACAAGCAAAATCTATTGCATGGGATTACATGAAACAGTTTACCGCCAAGATACCTCACACCAAATTTAACGAAACAGAACTGCGTGTAGATTTACCTAATGGTTCTCGTATTACCTTGCTAGGCTCAGAATCGCCAGATGGGTTAAGAGGTATATATTTAGATGGCTGCGTGATTGATGAGTACGCAAACGTAAACAGTAAGTTGTTTCCAGAAATAATTAGACCAGCATTATCAGATCGTAAAGGCTATTGTGTATTTATAGGCACACCAATGGGAATGAACAATAACTTCTATGAGTTGTACCAACACGCACAAGGTGCGGAAGATTGGTTTAACTACAAAGCTAAAGCTAGTCAAACAAACATAGTTGATCAAGATGAATTAGATAAAGCAAAAGAAGTTATGGGAGAGAAGAAGTACCAACAAGAGTTTGAATGTGATTGGATAGCAAACATAGAAGGTGCAGTATATGGGGATGTTATTGCAAAACTAGATGATGACAAACAGCTTACAAGAGTTCCCTACGATCCTGCACTACCAGTATCTACAGCATGGGATCTTGGGGTCTCCGACCACAGTAGTATAATATTCTATCAACAGTTAGGCAGAAGCATTAATATAATAGATTACCACGAAGAGAGAGGTCAAGGTTTACCATACTATGTTAAGATGGTTAATGACAAAGAGTATGTCTACAAAGATCACTTTGCACCACACGACATT